GATCGCGGCGAGCAAGCATCTTTGATGTTGACGGTCACCACCCGAACATTGAGCGGTCTAAGAGAAATCCAAGAAAGGGCGGTCATTACGCGACAAAAGATGGAGAGATCGTTGCAGGGGGACTCGACGTCGAGTCACTCCCCACAAATATCGTTTCTCGACCTCAAGCTCCGGGGGATACTCTTGTCGCGTGCGAAAGTCGAGCAGAGTTTTTTGAGGTTGCTGAAGATTGCTGTCCTTGGGATCTCATTACAAAGTTTGGAAGCATGTACGCCTTCGCTAAGTGGAAATGGCCCGAAATTGGTCTATTCCGAGGAGAACATGCCATTGAGTTTACGGATGGAGCATTTCCTGAGTTGGTTGAATACCGAACTCACATTCTGGACGTCCGAGGTAAGTGCCCGCCTGCGGCGGAATTTCTGAAGTTGACTCGGGGTTTTTGCCAATTCATGGCTCGGTTCCGCCTGGTCCGATCCGCCTCCGGCGCTCGGACCGCTCCAGGTTTAAAGATTATGCTGACTAAGCAGCTGGTAGAGTGAAATCCTTGGCCCTATTTGGCCCCTCCATGACGGGCAAGACGACCTGGGCTCAGCATCTAGGTGGTCATCATCTCTACATGAGGAAGACCATGAATGCGAAGCAGGCGATGCTTGCGGAGAGGGCCGATTATGCCGTCATCGACGACATCAGTGGAGGAATAAGGTTCTTTCCTCATTGGCGGGACTGGTTCGGAGGCCAGCCCTACGTACAGGTAAAACAACTGTACCGAGACGAGGTTCTTCTTAAGTGGGGTAAGCCTACTATTTGGTTGAATCAACGCGATCCTAGGGACCAATTGCGTGACATGGTCTCACGCGATTATTCACCGGATCAATGCGAGGATGACATCAAGTGGATGGAGTCAAATTGTATTTTCGTTTACGTAGACAGCTCATTGGTTACTTTTCGTGCCAATACAGAGTCGAGTTAGAGTAGATAGCCGCCAAGTCTGTGGCTGTTGCGCCAAGCCCGGGGCTAAGAATATCGTATACGTAATAGTCTCCCATTCCTTGCTTCGAAGAGACCGAGAAAGTCGCCGTAAGCTCCGAATTTCCCAACTCATCATCGTCATAGACTAGATTCTTATTCATCGGGTGATACAGCTTGCGCTCGTAGACGGTGCCACTGGCGTTGCCGGACTTAAGGGTCCAAGTCTTGTCGAACTTGACGTCAACGCGGGTGGGGTCGGTGGGGGCTACTATCGGGTCGTTCCAATCACGTTGGATTTGTCCTCGGAATAGAACTTCCTCCCTGGCCGCGATGGTCTGAGGGGAGGAGTCGACTCCGATATTGTTGAACAATCGCTGCCAACCATTGGAAGTCTCGATCGCAACGGGACTAGCTTCTCCGGCGACCGAGCCACGGAAGGGGCTTAGGCCCCGATAAGTGAAGCAGATCCTTCGGTGGAACCATGGGACGCCTGAAGACGTCTGGACGCGTATGTGCTCTGAGAGTCCCTTCATGTAGCACGTGGTCGAGGTACGCTGTGCCTGGTTCACCTTGAGGTTGGGATTGCCATTCAAGTCGTTCAGGTCCATAGCAGTTGCCTGCCAGAGGAACCTACCGGTGGTATTTCCGGCGACATAGGCTACACCTAGCGCCGGTAACTGTTGAGCACCAGTTGTGGTCGTATTGGTCCACGTGAGCATTCCATTACGTTTCTTTACGGACGACGTGTTCAGAATGGCGCGCTTGGACATGGGCCGTTTCCGGGTTGAGCGTCGCGTTTTCCCGGTGGAGCGATAGCGCGGTGCGGAACGGCGTTTGGATGCGGACTTTCGATAACTCCGGCGGCGATATCGGGCGTAACGAGTGGGGTAGCGCATTTTGTTGGGGCATGGTTGGTAATCGGTCGGGGGGACCGCGCCCTATTTATACCGTGCCCTGTGTCCTGTGTCCTGTCTGATAATATTAGTTTCGACAGGACACACTTCGTCACATGACTTTTATTCTCAATGCCCGCTACTTCCTTATTACGTACCCACAGTGCGGCTCGCTTGATGAGTGGGCCGTTAATGACCATCTGGGATTCCTTGGAGCGGAGTGTATCATTGGACGAGAGGTTCACGCTGATGGAGGTACTCATCTCCATGCTTTCGTCGATTTCGGAAGAAAGTTTCGATCGCGGCGAGCAAGCATCTTTGATGTTGACGGTCACCACCCGAACATTGAGCGGTCTAAGAGAAATCCAAGAAAGGGCGGTCATTACGCGACAAAAGATGGAGAGATCGTTGCAGGGGG